AATTAGATTGTGAACCTGCTTCAACGACATTTGAAATACTTAAAAAAATTCCTTTACAAAGAGTTAAATTTGCCGTGATAACATTTGAACATGATAATTATGTTACTGAATATAAAGATATAAAGGAAAATTCTCGAAAATATCTTGAATCTTTTGGATATGTGTTAGTAGCAAATAATATCGCAGAGGATAATTGGTGTGACTTTGAAGATTGGTATGTTCATCCAGATTTAGTTGATAAAAGTTTAATTCAAAAAATGCAATCAATATCGGATAATGTACAAAGAGCAGATTTATATATGTTAGGAAAACTATGATACAAAAACTAGAAAATTTTCCTCAAGTTTATTATTTAAGTTTTGAAACTTCAAAAGACAGAAGAATAGAATTGGAATCTCAATTTAAAACGTATGAGATAGAAAATTTCAAATCAATAATAACTACTCCAGAAATGGACACACAAAGCAAAGTTAGTGGTCCATTTTTACATCAGTTAGACAAACCTACATTAGGATGTGCAATGTCTCATTTAAGAGCGCTAAAAGAATGGTACAATAATTGTGATGAGCCTCAAGTTTTATTTTTAGAAGATGATGTATCATTAGAAACTATTAAATATTGGAATTTTTCATGGGATGAATTAATAGTAAAATTTCCCAAAGATTTTGATTGTATACAATTATTATGTATTAGAGAAAATTTAAACGAGATAAAATTTAGGAAAAGATATTGGGATGATTGGGCGGCCACTGCATATTTAATTAAAAGAGAATATGTTAAGCGCGTATTAGATCAATATTATCCAAATGATGAATTTTTATTGACAATACCTTACGGAAGAATAATTCCCCTCGTAGAAAATATTATCTTTGGATTGGGAAATACATATGTTATACCGCTATTTATCGAGAATATTAATTTCATTTCAACTTTTTTTGAAAGATCAATTAAAGAACAACACAAAGCAAATCATTTAGAATCTTCATTATTTGTATTTAATTGGTGGCAAACAAACAAAAATGAAAACCAACTAAAATTACTGTTCGATTAAAATATGATAGACACTATAAAACAAATACTTAAGGGATATTATCAATGGTTTAAATATCACTTTAACAAAAAATATCAAAAAAGAATAGAAGCAGAAGCAAAAAGAAGAATAGAAATTTGCGAATCTTGTGAATTCTTTTGGAAACCTGGGCGAAACTGTATGCTTTGTGGGTGTTTCATGGATGTAAAAACAAAAATGGAACTTGAACTCGATGAAGACGGAAAAAGCATCGATGGATGTATGGAAAAGAAATGGTAAGAGGACTACGGTCCTCTTTTTTATTGAATATATAAATAAAATAATAGTGTATGGCTGATAGTGCAGTAAATAATGAATCATTATCGGGTGCTAATCCTCAACAACTTACGGGTCAAAGTCCTTTAATTAATAATGATACAAAGGGAATTACTGGAGGTGTTGGAGCTGGTGGAACTACAGTTTTTGACGTAAACAAGATGGTAGCCGCAGCTCAAAATTATCTTGCAATAAATCAAGTTGCAAATGAAATGTTTGGTTATGATGTTAAATGGTTTAGAGCGGTTCCTCAACAAAGATCAAAAGACGTTATCTTTCAAGAATATACACTTTATAATGTTGAACAATGCCCGCTTGATGTTAAAGTCGTTGTTCCTAACGGTCAATTTCCTGATAGTAAATATAATTTTGATTTAATGGGGCTTGAATACGAAGTTCCTCTTGAAGTTCATATTGATAAAAAATATTGGGAATCAATTGCCGGATTTGGAACAGCACCTCAGAAAAAAGATATCGTTTATTTTGTTATTGCAAATAAACTTTATCAAGTTGAATCTGCATATTTATATAGAGGATTTATGGAACAAGAAACAACGTGGAAATTGAATCTTCGTAAATACATGCCAGAAGCAGCAAGAAGAGAAGGCCCAGCATTACAAGAAACTATCGATATTTACACAGTTAGTAGTGAAGAAATATTTGGCGGAGCAACAGATGCTGAAGTTGCAAAATTAGTTGATGATAAACAATTCAGCGCATTTAATGGCACATCAAAAGATCTGTATAAGAAAATTGATAGTTCATTAAGTTCGATTACACAAGATATTAACATATTTGGAACTGTAGTTGCTCAATCATTTTATGATATGAGAACACCAATATGGTATGATGCTATCACATATAACGCTAAAGATCTTATTGATGTTAATACAAATAGAAGTGTAACTGCATGGATACAACCTAAACCCGTTGCATCTACTCCATACAACGTTATATCAATAACTAAAATTGAATCCGGAGATCCTTCTTATGGCACAGCAAATTATAGCATCCGAGTTGATTCAACAAATTCTATAAAAGAAATTGATCTTAATAGTAATGTAGTGATATCTCGTCCAGGCGCATTGAATTTTTACGCTAAAGTTGTTACAATTACAGAAAATCCTTTAACTTATCATTGTGTAATAAATCCATTTGTTCTTGAAGATTTAAAAGCTATTAAAGAAGATTGGGCAACACAAAAAGGATTCAAAATGCAAGCTAAAGAACCTATTTCTATCCTTGATGGCGTTAATGATTTTGGCGATCATGTATTATCTGTAAATGTTTTTGCAAATCAATATATTGCGGTTAACTATGCTCATACATATTCAAATGATGATGCTTACGTTGTTCGTATGGATGAAAAACTCGAGGATGATAAATGGTATGGTTTAGTAATTAACATAGGAAATAGTTGGCAGCAATATAACGTTTATGTTTGGAAAAAACATGATACAGACAAAAACGCTAAATTACAAAATGTATTTTACGAAACTCTTCGATTATATCCTGAACATATTGCAGTTGATCAATATACAGTTAATAAATCTCCTGCGTTCTTAACAAATTTAAGATTGTTTACAGAAACAATTGAGGAAGAACGACAAGCAAACGAATTATTATCGTACTTTAGTAAAGATGGTGATAAATTAATAATTGGAGATAATGCAGATCCGCTGCTTAGACTACCATACATAACTCGCCAGCGATAATTATACCATACATTATTAAACAACATATTTTTATGAATATATAAATAAAACATATATTTATGAAGAATTACCATTATGTTTATATTACAACAAATGTAATTACAGGCAAACAATATGTGGGTGATCACACAACTAGTAATTTAAATGATGAGTATTTAGGTAGTGGAAAGTATTTTCAAAATGCATTAAAAAAATACGGAAAGCAAAATTTTAAAAAAGAAATACTTGAACATTTTAATACTAAGGAAGAATCTTTTAATGCGCAAGAAAAATATATTAAAGAGTATAATACGTTAATACCAAATGGATATAATATAAGTATTAAAGGGGGATATGGAATTCCCGGTTCTTTTTTAAATGAAGATACAAAAAATAAAATACGTAAATCTCAAACAGGAATTAAGAAAAAACAGCAAATGATAAACGTATATGGAGAAGAAGAAGGTATTAAACGATATGAAAATTTTATAAAAAAACAAAAAGAAACAAACAAAGGAAGAAATTTGGGAATTAAACGAACTCCAGAACATATTGAAAAAAATCGACAAGCAAAATTAGGAACTAAGCATACCGAAAAAACGAGGAAGAAAATGATTATATCACAACAAAAAAGAAGAGAAACCCCTGTATCTGAAGAAACAAAAAATAAAATGAAAGGAAAAAAGAATCCTATGTATAATAAATCTGTTTATGATATATGGATTCAAAAATACGGAAAAGATATTGCTGATGAAAAATGGAAGAATAAATATAAAAAATCATAATATCTTTATGAAAAGAAAGCTTTTATGCGAATCACTTGAAGAATTTCGTCTTTTAGAACAAGATGAACCTCTTGCTCTTGCAGTTTTAGGCGCTCCCGCCGGAGGAAAATCAAGTAATATGAGCAGCATCATATCAGCAGTTAAAGATGCTAGAATTGAAGATACGATTAAGCATGGAGTAAATTTAACTGTAGACGTATTAAGAGACGAATTTAAGAGTCAAAAACCTATTGAACAAATTAGAGGTTTTATGCACGCATTTTATTACATAAAAGGAAAGGCCGAAGAAAACCCTAAAGAATATGGCAAATGGTTTAAAGATATACAATTGATATGGGCTGATAAACTTTCAAAATTAATGCCTTCATTACAAATTCAAGTAAAAGATAATGAGTTATATTTTCAAGGAAAACCCGCTATTAGAAATTTAAAAGCGTTGCAAGATAAAAGCATAAATGCT